CACACCGGCGAGGCGCAGACCATCCGGCTCGAGCCATGGCAGACATTCATCGTCTGTTCGATTTTCGGCTGGGTGCGCAAATCAACCGGCTACCGGCGATTCCGAAAAGCGCGCCTCTACGTGCCCCGCAAAAACGGCAAATCCATTTTCGCGGCAGCCATCGGCCTGTTCATGATGCGCCTGGACAACGAGCCGGGCGCGGAAATTTATTGCGGCGCGACCACCGAGGCGCAGGCGAAAGAGGTCTGGATCCCCGCGAAACGCATGCTCCAAATCGATCCCGAGCTAGCTGAATTTCTCGGCATCACCATCAACGCCGCCACGCTCGTCGGCGAAGATGACGGCTCGAAATTCGTGCCCGTGATCGGCAAACCCGGCGACGGAGCCAGCCCGCATTGCGGCATCGTGGACGAGTTCCACGAACACAAAACCAGCGAGCTCATCGACACATTTGAAACCGGCATGGGTGCCCGCTCACAGCCGGTCTCCCTGGTCACATCCACCGCAGGCTCTGACCTCGCCGGGCCATGCCGTGAGGACTGGAAACTCTGCGAGCGCATCCTTGGCAACCACGAGGGATTCCAGGACGACACGACATTTGCCATCATCTACACCATCGATCCCGAGGACCAATGGGACACGCTCGAGGCACTGCAAAAGGCCAACCCAAATTTCGGCGTCTCGATCGATGTCGATTTCCTCGAAGCCGAACTCAACAGCGCCCGCCAAAATCCGAACAAACAAAACCGCTACAAAACCAAACACCTCAACCTCTGGGTCTCTGCGCGCAACGCCTACTACAACGTGGCCAAATGGAACCTGCTAGAGCGCAAAATCACCCGCGAGGAGTTCAAAGAATTTCCCTGCTACATCGCCGCCGACTTCGCTTCTCACCTCGACCTCACCGCAGTGATGCAACTGTTCTGCCTGCCCGAGGGCCGCTACGCATTGTTTGGCAAATACTACCTACCGGCGGAAACCATCCAGCAGCCGCAGAACCAGCACTACCGCACATGGCACATCCAAGGGCACCTCGAGACCGCAGGCGACAGCACCATGGATTTCGAGAGCCTGCGCGAGGACGTCGTCGCCATGATCGACGAATACGACGTGCTAGAATTCGTGATCGACCCCACGCGCATGTGGGGCGAACAGGCGAAATACGAACGCGCCGGCGTCGAGGTCGTCGCCTACCGGCAGCAGACCCTTACCATGAGCCAGCCCATGAAGGACCTGGAGGCCCTAATCGAGAGCGGGAAAATCATCCACGACGGCGACCCCATTCTTGCCTGGGCAATCGCCAACGTCTCCGGCGCACCCGACAAAAAAGACAACGTCTATCCGACCAAAGAATCCGCCGCCAACAAGATCGACCCCGCCATCGGCACCATGTTTGCCCTCGGGCGAGCCGCCACCCGAGAGCAAGAAGCCGCTGGGCCGCTCATCTATTTTTGAGCCAGGCGAAGGTGGGAAATCCTTTTCTTGACTAAACCACCCAACTTACTCAGGAATAACCGCAGGAATGTTGCGAAACATACTTGCTCTCGGTTCAGGTTTTCTCTCTCGTCGCTCCTCCAGGGGTGGCGAGGGAGTTTCCGCCGTGCAGTGCCAGCCCATAGTTGAGCTGCCTGCCATCGAGCGCCGTGTGCGCGGCACCCGGCCCGAACTCCGCAGCGTCTCGAGCGGCTCGCTCCGGTCCAGCCTGACCAACCTCGTCGTCAGTCCCGCCAAATCCGGCGCCGTCGTCAACGAGCACACAGCCCTCAACGTCGCCGCCGTGACGGCCTGCGTCTCGCTGCTGGCTGACATGGTGGCCAAGCTCCCCATCTACCTCTACCAAGACACGCCCAAAGGCCCCCGCGAAATCACCGACCACGCGGCCATCCAACTGATCGGGAAATACCCCTCCGACCTCCACACCTCATTCGAGTTGCGGCAGCTCATGGAGACCGGCAAGGGCCTCGGCGGCAATGGCTACGCCCGCGTGTTCCGCGACGCATTCGGCACACCTCGCTCCATCCAATGGCTCGAGCCGTGCGACGTCGCACCGCAACTCATCCACCGCAGCAACGGGGAAAAATTTATTGTTTACGGTTACATGGGCGAGATGCTCACCCGCTACGACCTCATCCATGTGCGGGGCCTCTCCCGCGACGGATACACCGGCATCAGCCCCATTCGCCACCAGCGCGAATCCATCGGCACCGCGATGATCCAGACCGAGGCCGCCGGCAGCCTCATGAAAAACGGCGCTCGTTTCCCTGGCATCCTGACCAGCGAGACAGTCCACCGCAAAGAGGTGATAGACGACGTCCGCAGCGAGTGGGACCGAAACACCTCCAACGGCGCACTCGGCCGCACACCCATCCTCAACGGCGCGTTCAAATTCCAACAGACCAACGGCATGAGCATGACCGATGCGCAGTTCCTCGAATCCCGCCGGTTCGAGCTACAGGAAATTGCGCGTTTCTATCGCATCCCCGCGTTCCTCATCGGCGATCCATCCGCCACCACCTGGGGCAGCGGCATCGAGCAAATGACCCTCGGATTCCTGAATTTCTGCCTAGATCCCCACCTCGTAGGCTGGGAGCAATCCCTCGGCCAAACCCTCCTCACCTCCGCAGAGCAGCGCTCCGGCTATCGGTTTGAGTTCGACCGCGACGAGCTGGCCAACGTCGCCCTCGAGGCCCGTGCAAATTTCTATCAAACCATGCGCGGCATCGGCGTTTACAGCGTCAACGACGTCCGCGCCAAACTCGGCGAGCCTCTCCTGGCAGTGGGTGGCGACGACTACCACCAGCCATTCAACAACACCGGCGGCGCAGCCCAGGCAGCAGCCGCCGCCACCGCACCCCAGCCCGCCGCCACACCCGCAGCATGAAAACGAAATTTCCCAACACCCCCGAAGTGCGCGGCATCGCCTCGCTAGAATGCCGCTCACTCAGCGACCAGGACAAAGCCGAAGGCTTCGTCGGCGTCATCGCTGGCAGCATCCCCTTCAATGCGGACTCTCAGGTCATGCAACGCCGCGACAAGAGCGGAAAAGTTAGGCCATTCGTTGAGCGCATCGCCCCTAACGCATTCGCCAAATCCCTGGCAGAGGATCGCGACATCGTGGCCACCGCCGGCCATGCCGATGACCCGCTATCCGCATTCGCCATCTTCGGCGAAAACCTCACCATCACCACCACCGATCGCTCGATGGATTGGGAGGCCAAAGTGCCCGACACCCAAGCGGGCCGCGACCTCATGACGCTGGTGGACATGGGCATCATCAGAGGCACCTCGTTCGAATTCTTGCCCCGCGAAAATGGCGAGACATGGGAAAAACGCGGCGTGGACATGGACGTTCGCACCATCACCGACGCCCGCCTGTTCGAGGTCAACCCCGTCAAATGGCCCGCCTACCTCGGCACCTCGCTCACCGTCGAGATGCGCGGTCGCTACGCCACCGAGAACGTTGGCAATCGTGACTATGCCTACTACGGCCACGACACCACACTCACCCCAGGGGCCGCCTATGCAAACAGCATGCTAGAGCCTCTCATCGCATGGATGACCAATAGCCTGGAATACCTCCGCGACCAACCCGCCGGAGACCTCGCCGCATTTGCCACCGCGCATGTCGATGCCATCGCCGCGCAAATCACCGCCCTCGTGGACTACCTAAAAACCCACGGAGCAGAGCCGCACACCGGCGCGGAAATCGCCATGCGCTCGCATCAAGATTTCCTAACCGAGACCCGGCAGTCCCCGGCATCCGGCTGCATCCACAGCGTCACCCACTGGAAGCGGCGCATGTCGCTCATGAAGAATTTCACCGTCTCCTAACCGCCACCTCTGACTGTTGAGAAACAGACACTCACACCATGAAATTAAAACAACTGCAAGAAAAGCGCGGCTCGCTCATGAAGCAAGTCCGCGACACCCTAGACCTCGCCCAAACCGAGAACCGCGCCCTCACCGGTGACGAGGCCACGCGCCTCGCCTCCATGGAGACCGAGATCGACGGAGTGGACGCCACGCTCCACGCAGAGATGCGCCAACTCGCCCGCGAGTCCCAGGCCATCCCTCAGCTCACTCGCAACGAGGAGCGCGACATCAACCGTTTCGACATCGGCGTCGCCCTGCGCTCCCTCGCAGATGGATCCGCCCTCGAGGGCCTAGAGGCCGAGATGGTCGCCGAAGGTTTCCGCGAAGCCCGCGCCGCAGGCATCGGAGCCAACCGCGGCATCATGCTGCCACGCATGATCGTCCGGAAAGAAAATCGCGACATCACCGCCACCGGCGGCACCTCTGGCGACCAAGGCGGCATGACCGTCGGCACCGAAAAGCGCGGCCTCGCCGACGACTTTTTCAACGGCTCCATCATGCGCTCGTTAGGTGCTACCGTGTTCGAGGGCCTAGTGATGAACCTCGACCTCCCGCGCATCATCGCAGGCACCGCCCCGGTCAAAAAGACGGAGAACGAGGCCGCCGGCGAAGTGAGCCCCACCACGGCCATGCTCTCGCTCTCGCCCAAACGCCTGCCAGCGTTCATCGATATTTCCGATCAACTGCTCATGCAGTCCTCGGTCAACATCGAGGCATTCGTCCGCATGCACCTCGCCGCGCAAATGCTCTCCGTTTCCGAGGCCGCATTTTTCCACGGCGGTGGCACCTCCGAGGCTAACGGCATTGCAGGCACCGCCGGCATCGGCAGCGTCGCCGGTGGCACGAACGGCGCGGCTCCGACATGGGCGCACCTCGTCGGATTGGAAACCGAGGTGGACACCGACAACGCCCTCATCGGCCGCCTCGCCTACGCCTCCAACGGCCAGATCCGTGGCAAGCTCAAGACCACGCCCAAGGTCGCCAGCACCGACAGCATCATGCTGCTCGACGACCGCAACCCTAACTCCGTCAACGGCTACCCCATCGCGTTTTCCAACGCGATCAGCCGCACCCTCACCAAGGGTTCCAGCTCCGTGGCCTCCGCGATTTTCTTCGGAAATTTCTCGGACTACATCATGGCTTTCTGGGGCGGCATGAACCTCGAGTTGATCCGCGACTCAGCCAACGCAAAGGTCGGCCAACACACCCTCGTGGCAAACACCTACTACGACGGCGGAGTCATCCGGCCCAAATCGTTCGCCGCCATGCTCGACGCCCTCGGCGCATAAACCCACCCACAGGGAGGCGCGGTCTAGGCCGTGCCTCCCTGCCCTTTTGCCTAAACCGCTAGACCCTCATGAAACTCCCACCATTCCGATAAACTGTTATGAAAATCAAATTCATCCGCAACGTCGCCGTGTATTCCGAGCACCGCGAAAATGGCACCATCCATGAGATCGCCGACAAGGAAGCCGTGCTGCTCATTGCAGATCGCGCCGCCGTCCGCGTCACCGACGAGGATTCCGAGCCACCTGCCCCGGCCAAGAAGCCCGCCAAAGAATCCGGCAAATAATCACCGCCTCCATGCGTCCCCAATACACCATCCTCGCCGCGCCCGCGTCTGAGCCTGTCACTGCTGAGCAGATGATGGCGCACAGCCGCGTCGATTCAGAGGATGACTTGGCGACGCTGGAGGCCCTCATTTCCGTCGCCCGCGAATACGTCGATGCTGTCACCGGCCGCGTCTCAGTCGCCCACACATTCCGGCTCACCGCCGCCACCTGGGCGGATTTGCTAGAGGGCGAACTCAGCACCGCCCGCATCTACCGCGCCCCGCTTGTCTCCGTCCAATCCGTCAGCTACTACGCCCCCGGTAGCAGCACCCTCACCGTCATGGACGCCGCCGCCTACCGCGTCGTCACCGGCTACGAGCCAGGCCTGATCCAATTCCTCGGCACGCTCCCCATCCTCGACGACCGCCCCGACGCTATCCGGATCGACATCACCGCCGGTCACAGCGCCGCGCCTGCCATGCACCGGCACGCCGTCAAGATGTTAGCCGCTCACCTCTACGAGCAGCGACTACCAGCAGTCATCGGCAACATCGTCAACATCCTGCCCTACGGACTATCTAACCTGATCGAGTCCCAAAAGATCGCGGGGTGGAGCGCATGAATCCCGGCCGCCTAGATCGCCGCATTGTCATGCAGCGCCGCGTCGTTTCCAAGGATGCCACCGGCTCACGCGTCGAGACCTGGGCCGACGAGATGACCGTCTGCGCCGAGCTGGTCAAACACACCGGCCGCGAGTCCATCCTAGCCGATGCCGAGCGCTCCCAGGACTCGCAGCAATTCCGCATCCGTTTCCGCACCCTCAACTCCACCGACTACCGCGTTTTCTATCGGTCAAAATTTTACGACATCCGAGGCACCACCGAGGAGGGCCGCCGCGAGTTCCTCCTCCTCGATACCGTCGCCACCCAATCCATCAGCTAGAGCCATGGCATCCCCCACAGTCAGCATCGCCCTCGACGGACTCCGCGCCATGGAGTCCCGGCTAGCTGCGCTCGGGCCAGAGCTGCAAAAGGCCGCAGAAAAAGCAGTCCTCCGCGCCGGTGCCGTCCCCATCCGCAAGGCGGCCAAACGCTACGCAAAAAACAGCAAAGATACCGGGCTGCTCATGCAGTCCATCAGCCTGAGCGTAAAGAAAACCAAAGGCGTCACCAGCGCCCGCGTCGGTCCCCGGCGTGGCATGCGGAAAAAAGTCACCCGCACCAATCCCACCACCGGCGCCACCTATGAGGAAATGGCGGATCCAAACAATTATTCACACCTCGTCGAATACGGCACCTCTCACTCTGCCGCAAAACCATTCATCCGCCCCGCCATCGACTCCGCCCAGGACGAGGTCCTGTCTGCCATGGCCGCCGGTCTCGACAAACACCTCACCCGCGTGGCCGCCAGACTCGCCGCTAGATCCTCATGAGCTACCAGTCCGACATCTACGACGCCGTCCTCGGCAGTGTCGCCCTCACCGAGATCATCGGAGATCGGTTTTTCTGGGACGTGGCAGACGCCGCCACCCTCGCGCCCTACCTCGTCGCCCAGACCGTCAGCGGCTCCGGCGAGACCGATCTTGACGGCTGCCGCGACGTCTCGTTTCCCCTGGTGCAATTTTCCGCATGGGCCGCCAGCAAAGCGCAGGCCGTCGCCCTCGTCTCCATCATCCGCGCCGAGCTGGAGGGCCGCGACCTAGACGGCCCCTCCAATGTCTCCATGGGCTACTCCGGCGAAAGCTCCACCTACGAGCGCGAAACCAGACTCTACGGAGAGACCCTAGACCTGCGAGTCTCCACCCTCTCGAACTAACATAAAACGACCATGGCAATCAAATCATTTGGCACCACAGTGACCGTCGGCGGCAGCGCCATCGGCGGACTCCTCGACGTCAGCGTCTCCGGCCGCGACGTCACAAAAATTGACGTCACCTCCCAAGGCAGCGCTGGCAACGCACGAGAGTTCATCGGCGGGCTTGTCGATAACGGCTCGCTCGAACTCACCGGAAACTACGACGCCGACAACGCCGGGCAGAACTACCTCGAGGACAACATCGGCGCAGTCGCCGCCGTCGTCGTCACCTACTCCGACGGATCGCGGCACAATTTCTCCGCAGTCATCGGCACGCCTAACGTGGACGGCACGCTCGACGACAAGGTCGGATTTTCCTGCTCCTTGAAAATCACCGGCGCAGTCACCTGGACCGCATCCGCCTAACATCATGCACACCGTCCGCATCGCTGGGAAATCCGTGAACCTCGCCTGGACTGTCGAGGCGCAGAAACGTTTTCGTTTCCGCGCCTCCAAAATCGGCGGCGCACCCACCCACCGGGATTTTTCAGATCCCGCTCGCGCCACCTCCGCCGTCGCCTCCCTGCTCTGGCTCCTCCTCCCACCGGACGCCTTGGCAGACTACCCGACGCCCGAGGAGCTATATGTCGGCATCGAGGACGAGACCGAGGCCCCGGCCATCCACGCCGCCCTCAGTGCCATCGTCGCCGAGATGTCACCCACCCCGGAAAAAAAAACGAATTCCAAGAAATCGCGTTTGCCAAAATAGAACTCGGCCTCACCGAGCACGAGTGGAACGCCCTGCACCCAGACCATGCCACAGCCTACCTCGAGGCATGGCAGGAGCGGGAATCCCGCAAGGACCTCCGCGCCGCCACCACCCGCCACATCATCGCCCTAGCAGGTGGCCTAAAACGTCGCAACGGCGGAGACCTCACCCTCGACGATTTCCTGCCGCCATCCACCAGGGCAAAACGAAAACGCAGCAACCCCCAAGCCTCAGAGGCAAAACTGAAATCCGCACTCATGGCGCTCACACGCCGCAGCGCACCCACTAACGACCATGGCTAAATCACGCTCCATCGGCGGCATCTACGCCAGCCTATCACTCCGCGACGCCTCATTCAAAAAAGGCTTAAATAATGCCCGAAAATCCCTGAACGAGTTTGGTGGCAAGGCAGTTAAAATAGGTGGAGGCATAGTAGGCACAGCGGCAGCCATTGCTATTGCAACAGCAGCAGCCATTGGAGTCGGCATGAAAAAAACCATGGAGATGGCAGGCACCCTAGACGATGCCAGCGTCAACACCGGCATCGCCATCGCCGACATGATGCTCCTCCGGAAATCCTACGAACTCGGCGGAGTCGCCGCCGAAGGTGCTGCCAAAGACATCGCAAAAATGCAGAAGGCCCTCATCGGCGCAGCCAGTGGCGGCAAAGATCCATTCGCCACCCTCGGCCTATCCGCCAAAGACCTGCTCAACCAAAACCCCGCCCAACAATTCTCCGCCATTGGCGACGCCATCATGCGCATCGGCAACCCCGCCGAGCGTGCCGCCAAAGCCATGGAGATTTTCGGCAAATCCGGTGGCTCACTCATCAACGTATTCGGCCAGGTGGACGATGCCTCCCAGTTCCTCGGCCGCATGCCGGGACTCATGCAGCAGTTCGCCGGAGAAATGGCCCGCGCCGACGACCTCATCAACGAGCTACCAACAAAACAGCAGCAATTTTTCACCGGCTTCACCGCCGGCGTCATCGGCGAGCTACTCCCAGCTTTAGAGAAATTGAATAATTACGATTTCACAAGCCTCGGCCAGAACATTGGCAACGCACTCAGCGGAGGAATTAAAATTCTCACCTCCGGCAACGTCTGGGAAATCCTCAACCTTCAGTTTGAGAAATGGATCACGACGCTACAAAGCGGACCGCTAAACAACATTTTAGCCAGCATCAACGCATGGCGTGAAGGATTCGAGCCTAGCAGCCCCGACGGTTACAGCATGTCGGAATCCTATCAAAAATTCCTAGACGCCGGCATCGAGGCCAACGTGGAAAAGCTCGAAGAGTTAGACGCGAAGATTGCAGCACTCAGCGAGGGCACCGCATTCACCCCCGGCCCCGTCACGCCGGACAAACCGCAGGAATCCCTCAGCGCCGCCATCGCCTCCGCCATGCGCACCGCCACACCGTCCGCACCCATCGCAGAGCGCGACGTAAACGAATACCAACGCCGTGGCCTCTCGCTCGATGCCGTCCCCACCAGCAACCCGAAGGAGGACCGCCAAACCGCCCTCCTCAGCGAGATGCGCGACCTCCTCAAACGCATGGCCAACAGCCCCCTCACCGCAACGTTCTAAACCATGTCCGCCGCCGATCTCGCCTCACGCATGCGCCACGGATTCCCCAGGGAGTCCGTGACCGATGCCGCCTACCGCACCGAGCTGGAATACATCGGCCTAGCCTCCGACCTCCGCAGCAACTCGCCAGAGACCTATTCCACCTGGGGCAGCTACTACGGCATCGTCATCGACAGCCGCCTCGATCCCCTCGAGGGCACCGACTGGGCAATCCTCACCGTCATCGTCGAACTCAAATTTGAGGGAGGAGAAGCCACCTTCGGCGAGAAACAACAAACCACCACCGAGGTGGATTGGGTGGACGTCCAGCGCTCCCTATACGAGCACCCGAAATTTTCCATCGACGGTGCCGGATCCTACAAACTCACCAGCGAGGACATCGCCGCCATCGACAAATGGAAACTCATGTCCCGCGTGGACTACAAAAAAGAATACATCTACTACATCGACGAGACCGAGACCGAGACCGAAACCCTCTCCTCTCGCGCCAAGATGTTTGCACGCGGCATCCAGTTAGGAATCGAATACTGGGTAGAGAAAGCACCGCTCGCCCGCAAAATAGAAACCTACGTCGGCGGCCCCGGCCCCACCTCCAGCGCCGGAGAAAAGGAAAGTCCCACCGGAATCCCCGGCCTGCCCTCCGGCTACGAGTGGCTGCGCAACGCAGACCGCAACGTCAAAAAAGGCGGCGAGGGGCGCTGGGAACGCACCATGGAATGGATCGGAGCCAAGAAGGTCCTCATCGATAAAAACGACATCTTCTGGTCCGCGCCATGAAATTTCCCAACGAGCCACGCAAAGGCGAATCCATCGCCCAGGCATTTTCCGAACTCCTCCGCTGGTGCCGCGCCAACAACGTCGTCGGCATCGCCGGCGGTGCCGTGCGCGAGAGCAGCAACGGGAAAACCCTCATCCTCCCGCAGCCCCCCACCCGCACCGGCGGCGCGTCTGCTGCGGCCCTCTGCCCATTCGGCCAGATCATCAGCTACAAAGAGGACGACGAGCCGAAAAAAGGCATCCGTGGCGGCATCATCTACTGCGGCGAGTCCAACATCGAGGTTCCAAATCAGGAGCTTAACCTCGATTCCGATGGCGACTGGCTCGTCTGGATCGAGGTCGAGTGCATCGCCAACCGCGACGACGACGAGGAGATATTTCTCCCTGGCATGACCAGTGCCACAGCCCCGCCGACCAACTGGGAAAAAGTCACCTGGAGCGAGAGCGCGAGCTACCCAGACAACACTTTGCCCACCGTCGCCACCGGAGCAGGAACCATCATCATTCCCATTGGACGCCTCAAAATCAAAGACGGCGTCGCCAGCCTAGCAAACACAGATTGCGGCCACATCCGCATCAACCAGTGCGCCGGAATTCTAACGCACACACGCGGATGATCGTCACCACCACCCAAGAATTCGCGCTCGTGGCCGCTGGCTGCTGCCCTTGTGATTTACCCGCCTGCGAAGCACCGCGCAAACAATGCCAGAGCATCACTGTCGATGCCTGCGGTGAGACTCTGCCAGAATTCGAGGGAGTGACCGCAGAGCAACGGTGCATCATTTTCAAGAAGATCGAGAGTCGGATTTTGGTGCGAACAGATTATGTAAATGCACCCTATTTCTATTTTTTCGAACCTGGTTTTTATAACGGTTTTGACAGCCGCGACGACAGATGCGCTAGAATTTTTGCCTTTGCAGAAGTGGATGATGAGCGAATTTGCCAAGAGACAGAATACGCAAAAAACTCAGAGACTCAAAACGTCACGGCAAAACTTAGGAACGAGGACGAGACTGTAGTTTATACGTTTATTTATTCCGCATCCGGAGAAGGAACATCCACCAGCTATTCCGGATCTTTTTCATCCACGGAAACATACCCGCCGGATGATCCCTTGGTTGAATCAGGTCCGATTTATTACTCAGGATGCATCACCCTAACACCAGACGAAACCTACACCTACTCAGAACTCGTTTTCACCAACATCGAAACGGCCAGAACCTCCTACACGGAAACCGTTCCAAACCCAGACGAAGATCCCGAAGATCCAGACGACGACACGATGGAGGAGGAGGTGGGCAGTGAAACAATCACCACCACAAAAACCGTCACCTACTCGCTCCCCGTAGAACTCGCCGACCTCACCGCAGAGATCGATGCCGTGAAAGCCCTGCTCGGCACTGACGATTGGCCGGGAACTGAATGCCAATCTGGAACTGAATACGTTTACGGCTACCCAGACCCAGAGCTAGACGAGGAGGGCGAGCCAATCCCGCCCACCCCCATCCTCGACGAAAACGGCGATCCTCTGCCACCCGTCCCCGCCGAGCCGGTATGCACCCAAATCTCCAGCGTCACCCGCGCCCGCTACCGCATGGGCATCCCTGCCACGAGTCGGTGGGACGCAGTGACCGCCGCCTGGAACACATGGGACAAGGCCGACCCAGAGACACGAGGCGAGGCCCCGTTGAAAACCACGTTTGACGAAGCGCACGCCGCCTGGGTAACGGCCAAGGCAGAGTGGGATGCCGCCAACCCAGAGACCCGAGGCCCCGAGCCGCTCGAACCGACCAAGCGCACGTTTTTCGAAATCCAGTGGGACGAGGTGTTTTTCCCCGCCGCCTGGGATGCATGGCGTGCCCTCCGCACCACCTACGAAATTGCCCTCGCCGCGCACGAGGCATGGGAGGCAGACGAGACCGACCCCAAACCACCCGAACCCACCATCCCCGAAGATCCCGGCGAGGCCCCCACCCCCGCGCCCACACTCACCGCCAGCCGCTCATGGAGCTACGCCGGCGGAGCAGATTTCTCCCCCTGGTATGAAATCGAAATTCCCACCGTGGTGGGCGAGACGCGCATCGTGAACACCCTCACCAAATGCTATCGCTCCGCCCGCCTCGGTGCCCTCCCCACCGCCCACGGCGAGATCTATGAACTCCCCGCTTAAATGGCGCAGGCCGCGCAAACTCCGTGGCGCTGGCGACCTCGTGGCGCTCGTCGCGGAACCCGTCGCCAAGGCCATCGACGCCATCGCAAAAACCCACCTCAGCGGCTGCACCGGCTGCCAATCCCGCCGCCAGGCACTCAACGAGAAAATCCCGTTTCACCCACGAACACCCGAATCTTGACTATTTAGGGCAGTTTACTAAGGATTCCCACAGCATGCAAATTGTCATCGACCTCGACACCCGGAAACCGCAGCGCTCCCTCACGGACTCGCGGACCGCCACCCAGTTTGATTTCAAACGCGGCGACGACGCCGTCCTCGAAATCCTCTTCGTCCGCGCCGGCGTCCAAACCCAGCTCACCGTCGGCATCGCCATCACCTTCGGCGTCAAACTCCGAGGCCGCTACGACAGCACGCCCCTCGTCCAAACCAACGATTTTGCCCTCTCCGGCAGCGGCGCGACTGCCAAATACATCGGCTACCCCAGCTTCAACACCGCCGAGCTCAACGAGGCATTCGGCATCGACGACAGCGAGACCAACGACGTCGCCGTCCTCGACCTCATGGGCGAAATTTCCTGGACCGAACCCACCACGGAAATCCTAACCAGCTCCGAGACATTTTCCGTCCGCGTCAACAACGACGTAAACCGCGAGGACGACGCCCCACCCAACGCCCTGCCCTCCCCGTCCGACTGGCTAGACGCCCGCGCCGTCCGTTTCGACAAATCCCAAACCCTAACCGACGCCCAAAAACAAAGCGCCCGCGCCAATATCGACGCCATGCCGGAACCCATCATCCGCGACACCGCGCCGGTGGACTCCACTATGCGTTTGTCTGGGGATCTGACGGATGGAACTTACTCAACAGCGTCGATTGATTTTGTTTTTGAGACTTATTCAGGAGGTCGGCCACTGTATTCGGCGGGGGATGCAACTGCTATTTCTTGGAACGTGTCGGAAAACGCATGGTTTATCATCATCGAGGGAATCGCGTGGTATTCCACCGCCGACGTCGCCACCCCTGACCTCGTGCCCACCGGTGCCTGGCACGCCACCACAAACCCGAACGCATGGCAACCCCTTAGCCCAGCCACCGGCACACCTGTCGTCACCGACGTCGCCACCGCCGCGCAGGCCGTGGGCCAGCTCGTGCGGGTGGGCGCAGCCGCGCCCTACACCTGGCACCGGGTCCAAACGCTCTCGCCCAACACATTCGCGCCCACCACTCCCACCATCGCGGAGATCACCGGCCTCACCGACGCCCTAGCCGCCAAACAACCGCTAGACAGCGACCTCACCGCCTACGCCAACGCCGCCGACGCCGCCGCCCGCCGCGCCCTCCTAGCCCTAGCCCCCGACACCACCGGCAACACCAACCTAAACGCCATCCTCGCCGCAGGCCCAGCCGCGAGTAGGGATGCGCTTGGAGCTGAATCCATTATTACAGGCGGCTTCTACGAGGATTTTTCCCGCTATGCCAACGGGACGCTAATCCCAAATGATGGGACGTTTATGCCCATGGTCGGCAATGCTTGGCGGATCAGTTATAACTTAGCCATCGCCGGGGCGACGCCGATTGTGCAAAATGGAGCGTTCGGGGATAAGACCTCAAAACTCTGGTATGTCGGATCTTCGGTAGCGAGTAAACGAGGGAAATTCTCGATGGGCGCGGAGTTGGGATTTTTACCAACTGACTCGCCCGCAGGAATTAATCACTGGTCGGTTAACATGTCGTTTTCGGCCCAAGAAATGATTACTGCTCCATCGTTCGGGATTTTACCAGCTGGGGTGATGCACGTAAACATTAACGCTACGGGCGTGACGGGCATATCCTATTTTCCAGCAAACTTTAGCAGCGACGCGGCGACAGATACCGTCACGGCGGTCAGCCATGACGCAACGACAGGGACGAAACTATTTTTTAGTGGGACAGCTCTGCCAACAGGAGTCACCACATCCATGTGGTGCATTCGCATTGATGATAACAATTTCAAATTGGCCAGCAGCTACGAAAATGCCGTAGCTGGTGTAGCCGTGGACATTGGCTCGGTAACGTTGGGTAGCGACGCAAAATTCGCTATTAACGACATTACCTGCCTGAACCGGACATCCACCACGGCAGGGCATCCGTTTGTTCCTGGGGCCGCAGGGCTAACCTTAGCCGCGCTGCAATGTCTAACTTTGCTGTTCGAGGTCGAGGGGGAGTATCTGACGATTACTCGGAGCGGAGTTGGATCTATTATTTACCACTCCCCGAGCCTTACCCGTAAAATCCGGGACACCACCTATTTTTGGTGGGAAGGCAACGGCGATACTGACGGCACGACAAATACCTACGCAACCATTCGCAAGGCGTGGGCAAATGCTCCGTCGGCCAACGAGTTACTCGTCGAAAAGGAGGCCGATCCGGTTTACATCAACAGTGTCACGATTAACCAGAGTTTTTCGCAACCGGGAATCCCCGGAAGATTTAGGGTAGGTAATATCCGTCTCAACGGTGCCCAGCCTTCGGGCAATGCAAAGCTGTCCGTTGGAGGTTCTTCGACGAAAACATTGAACGGGATTTTGGTCGCGACTGGAGGCAATGTTTTCGCCGAAGGTGGCTATTTGCGGAATGTGGGGGGCACCGCTATTGGTGAGAACATTTCAGCCAGCGCAGTCATGGGGGTGAGCAGCAACATCACTTCGTCAGTATTTACCAACACGACTGGCGCGGATGTTCTACTTCGAGCCTTCACGCACCTAAAGGCTCTGGAAACCGAGGAGCGGCAAATTAGCACTATCCTTGGAAATCTGGCGGCTGGGACAAAACGCATCATTATTAAAACCCCCCATTATACCGCATTCGATTCGGGCAACATAACCCACACAGGAGCTTATAAGATTGTCCTAACACGAAAGGGGAGTGCTTGGGTATTTGTTGAGTTCTATGCTAACAACCAACTTGTATCGCTAACCCGAGTGGCGCAAGCATTTTCATGGTATGAGTATGAGTTCCGGGTGACGCAAGACGCTGCGGGTCAGGTTGTTATTAACGACATACAAACTATGGTAGATAAATCTACGATTTCTTCCGACTAATGACCGCCCACACCACACTCAGCGCCGCTGCCGTGCCGCTCTCGGCGATTGCTGGCTCAAAAATCGGCGCGTTTCTCGCCACGACGGACACCACGCCGTCGTGGGCTGCTGGCCTGCTCGGGCCGATTGGCGCACTGGTCGGCACGCTGCTCGCCATCCGCTGGCTCCTGGCTCGGCTCGACAAATCCGAGGCCAAACACGACGCCCGCGAGGTGGAGCGCGACCGGAATTTTCAAACGCTCGTCACTCTAACTGTGCAAAATCAGGAGATCATCGAGCAAAATTCCAGCGTCCTCCGCGATGTAAAAACCAAGTTGGAAAAATGAACCTCCCAGAATTTACAGAGGGAACGCACTACCGCCAGCTCCGAGGCGGGCAATACCGTTTCGAGCTGCTAGTGGACGTCACGCTCACCATCCCGCAGCTCGCCGGGCATCGCGCCACCATCTCATTTCGCGATCACCTCCGCCGCGAGTGGGTGCGCATCGAGCGCGATCGCTACACCATCCGCGCAGGCTACCGCTGGAATGGTGCCTCGCCTAAAAAATGGGTGGGCATCGGCACGGTGGGCGTGTGGGTGGGCACGCTGGATTGGGGGGCCACGCGCCTCGCCTCCGGCTGGCACGACACAGCATTCCAATTTTTCCGCGTGGCGGATTTCCCGCTAGAGTTTGCGGAGGTAAATGAGATTTTCCGCGACATCCTCCGCGCCGCCGGATTCCGCCGCGCAGAGACCTGGCACGGCGCAGTGCGGGACTTCGGGAAACATTTCATCGGGGAGTTTCCCGAGAAGGGGGAGCACTCTGTTATTTTGCCACCATGAAAATCACCAACCACCTCGTCGAGGACGCCGCGCAACACCTCATCCCCGGCGGTGCCGTCATGGCCATCCGCCGTTTCCTCGTCATCCACCACACCGCCGGAGCCACCGGCCAGAGCAGCATCGATTTCTGGCGTCGCCTGGGCAACGGAGTTTGCGCCCACATCGTCATCGAGCGCGATGGCACCATCCTCCAATGCCGCCCATTCAACCGCACCGCCGGCCACGCTGGTTCCTCATCGTGGGTCGATCCCCAGACCGGCATCCGCTACCACGGCCTAAACGCCTGCTCCATCGGCATCGAGCTAGCCAACGCCGGCAGCTCACCCGGTGCCCTCCAATGGGCGCAAAGATTCCCCGCTCACAAATTCATCCACGCCCGCCACCGCGACGGAGGCCCCGAGCGCACCTGGGAAACCTACCCCGCCGCGCAGCTAGCCGCCTGCCAAACCCTCGCCCAGGCACTGGTCCTCCACTACAACCTCGACGATCTCATCGGTCACGAGGATTGCAGCCCCGGCCGCAAAACCGACCCCGGCCCAGCCTTCCCCATGGCCGACCTCCGCGCAGCCTGCGGTTTCCCGAAACCCAAATAATCCACCCCCGTTTTATCGGATCACCATCGGAACACCCCCCATTTTTCCCAGTAAAATCAACGATCCGTAGCAGGTTCGAACCCTGCAGCGTGCACCAGCTTACAAGCGCCGTAAGAGCGAAAACCCCTTGTTTTTAAGCGTTTGCTGATTTGGGGGTTTCTTGCTGTGGGCTATGCAACCTCGATTTGATCGGAACGGATCGGATCAGTTTCGGTGTTAGGGAAAACCACTCGGCACCCTCGGCCTCGGTTTTTGGGTTGTGGTAGTGCCGGCGGAGCATGGCGTCGCTGGTGCCCATTTCCTCGGCGACCTGGGGGAGGTTGCGGATCACCGCATTGCGGTAGGAGCCGTAGCTGTGGCGCAGGGCGTCTTGCGGCCAGCGGCCACCAAATACGAGTTTGCCGAGACGGATGGTCTCGCCCTGCTCGGATGGGTTGCGCAGGCAGGCTGCGCCGATTTGGCCAGCACGCAGACCGGCCCAGTGCAGCCACTCGAGGGCGGAGGGTGACAGGGGGATGTTTCGCGGGGCCTTCGTCTTGCTGACCTCGGCGGGGAGGCGGATCACTCGAAATTGAAAATCGATCTCCTCGAGCCGGATGCCGCGTTTGGATTTAAGCGACATGCCCTTTTTCTGGGGCGGGGAAATCTCCTCGGGGCGCAGGCCGCAAAATGCTCCGAGGACGATCCACGGGCGCCACTCGAGGGCGACGTGGCGGGCGAGGCTGAGGAACTCGGTGGGAGTGAGGACGCGACGCTCTCCGAGGCCAAGGGCGACGCGTGGGAGTTTTTCAGCGGGGGTGGTTTGTTTTGGATAAATGCCGTCCCAGATGGCCCATGCCCAAAATGAAACGAGGTTTGAGCGGACATCGTTGGCGGTTTTTGGGGCGAGGCCGGCGGTGCGCTGGTCGAACCATGGGCGGAGGTCGTCGGCGGCGACATCGACGAGGACGCGCCCGGCGAATGTGGCGGCAACGCTCTCGAGGTCGTGGCGGACGTGGGAGAGGTGGCGGGTTTTTTCTCCGGCGGTGGTTTCCTTCCAGGCGAGATAACGGGCGACGCTCTCGACGATCTCGGCGGATTTGCGGCGGGAGTTTAGGAATGCGCGGAGGGCGTCGTGGTCGGCTGGGGTGGCGAGCCGGTGGATCTCCTCGAGGAAACGGCGGTCGGCAGGTGGCAGGGCGGACCAGATGAGGCCACCGGCATCCAGCTCGCCGAGTTTTTCCCAGGCACTGTGCTCGGCGGCGGCACGGGTGGCGGCGGTGACGTAGCGCCAGGCGCTCTGCTCATCGGCACGCCATGCGTAACGCCAGCGCGAGGCCCCGGTCTGTGGGTGCGTCCATGGGTAAACGGTGAGGTGTGCGTTGTTTCGCACGACTCTGAAACTCTTTCGCTTGCCGGGCATGGGCTGGACTGCTAGGTGTGGAATATGAATTGCCCCCACTGCGACGGAAAATGCCGGAAGGCCTCGGAGTCGAAAAGCCTTGGCTGTGGCTGTCTGGTGGTGGTGCTGGGCGCGGTGATGGTTTTGGGCGGGGCTGGCACGGCGCTGTTTTTCATACCGAGCGTGATGATGATCCCGCTGGGGATTGTGTGCGCGGCTATCGGCCTGGCACTGGCAGCGAGGACGGAGGCGTTCTGGGTGTGCCGAGCCTGCAAATCCAAATTCCCCCGCCACTCGGAGGCGGGCGCGGTGATGGCGCTGCTCATTGTTTTAGCGGTGATTTTCTGGGCGTGTTTCAAATCGCTCTCGTGAGTGGCAGATTGTGCAAAATTAGGGTGGATTTTTCGATTAGTTGTGTCAGTTAGAATAACGGTTGAGACCTGGGAAAAAATAGATCACCCGGTTTTTTCGTCGTCTTTTGGTTTCGGGAGGGGCTTGAGCTTGCTGTAGTTTGTAGCAATGCGCGGGGCGTTGTTAATGTCGGCCTGATCGGCACCATTATCGGCGGCCTTGGCGCTCTCATTGGCGACCGCGTCCATGTAGTCCAGAAGTTCCCTCAGCCTGATGGCGCACCATGGCGAGATTTTCCGGTCGTCGTTTTTGGCTGCAATTTCAATGCGCCTCTTGAGCGTTTTTGAAATGGAAATGGTCAAGGTGGTGTTGTCCTCGCTCCGCAATGGCTCCTTTTTCATGCGGGATGGATACACCACAAAGTAAGACACAACAAGTTTTTTCATTATTTGGCGTTTTTGTTGTTGTCTTACAGCGTAAGACAGCTTAATAGTTGGCGCAGATGAACGACGAACTGACCAGCCTGACATTGAGGCTCCCGACGACGCTCCGGGAGCGGATCGAAACGCAAGCCAAGCGCGAGGACCGCACAGCCTCACAATTCGTCAGATTCCATTTGGCGACTTTGCTCACCGATCTGGTCCCAGATGATGCACCGAAAACGGAGGAGTCTGCGTCATGACTCTCACCCCTGCCGAGGTCGAGGATGTCAAACGGCTCGCCGCTGTTCAAATCGCCGCGCAGGTGCTCGGGGGGGTGGACATCGACACGCTCAACATGCTCGACTTGAGCACCGCGGCCTCGTTCCTGGGGATTCCCCTGGAGCGGGCGGCGCGGGTGCTGCCGGTGGTGGAGCTGGGACCGCGCACCCGGCGCGTGCGGATCGCCGATTTCAAAGCCTACCAAGCTGCTCACACCCGCCAGCCAGCCGCGGCTCGCTGACTCACTCTCCAATCTCTCCAATCTTTCTCTGTATTCTCCAACCCTCAAAATCATTCTCTGTATGCAAAGCGAACAATTTCACCCCACCTCAGAACCCGACCGAGGAGCGCCGACGGCACTCCGTATGACGTTGGGTGAGACGGAGGCCGCCCCAGACATGCGAGCGCTAACGGCGCTGCTGCTGCGCGAGCCTGACGTGCGCGAGGTGGTCGCGTTGTCGTATCTGCAGCAGGAGGACCGCTGGGTGTATCTGATCGCGACGCCGATGTCGTGGGCATGGCCGAAATTTGTGATCGGCACGACGGACCGGCTCAATGAGCGGCCGGAAATTCGATTCAAGTGTGGCTCGGAGTGGGCTGCTCAGGACGAGTGGCGAAACCTAAACCATGGGGAGCACGCATGAGGCGTTTTTTCTCCAAACAATTCTCCCCCCGCCCCAATGCGGCGGCGGCGGCGCATGAAAAGGCAGTCGAGGGTTACGACGAGCCGACCCTGTGCGCGGTCGCCGCCGATCTCGGGAAACGCCGACCGAGCGCCGGTGATGCGGAGGGGCGCTGGATCATGGGCCGCCTGGCTGCGGTCCGTGCACGTCTGAGGTCTGTTAAAAATCTAATCCTGAACTGGCTGTTATGAAATACCTGATCGCAATCGCCCTCGGGGCAAATCTGACGATCTGGCTGGTCGTCGCGCATCTGCACTCGGTGCCGATGTGAGGTGCCACGCAACCCCTGAACCAAACCGAAAAAACCGATGATGAAACTGAGCTATATTATTCTCCCGCCGCGCCCACCCCGGCCCCGGCGGCTCCCGATCGCCCGAGCGCTGATGCTCGCGGCTGTGGCCTGCTGGGTTTACGCCCTGGCGAAACTCGTGATTTTTCTGACCCGATGAATCTCCGCCCAAACCGGATCCGCTCGGCAAAAAAGGTGGTGCGCAAAACCGTGGTGGTGCCGCCGTCGTATCGCCACGCGGATGGCCGGCTGATTATCATCCTGCCGCTGCCGGCGCGTGAGGTATCCCCGAATGCGCAGCGCGGTGACTCGAAATATGCGAACATCCGCAAATCGGCGGCGATCAAACGGCACCGTGTGCTGGCGAAACTCACCACGCAGTCGGCGATTTCTCACAGCCCGGTCTCCCCTGGGGAGTTCGCGGGGTATTGCCTGCATTTTTACTATCCGACGGTGAGATTCCGCGATGACGACAACGCGGATGCATCGTGCAAGGCCTACCGCGACGGCATCGCCGATGCGCTGGGTGTGGATGATCGGACGCTGCGCAAATTGCGGCTGTCGGTGGCGGCGAAGGATGCGGATTGCCCGCGCCTGGAGTTTGTCCTCATTCCCTCGAACCTCATTTTGCCACAGCCATGAGTGCCCAAAATTTCACGGAGTTTTCGCTGGTGGATCCGTTCGAGACGCCACTGCCACCGATCCCGACGGATGTGTTCATGATCGACATCGAGACGCTGGGGCTGGTGAGTGGCTCGGCCATCTTGGAGATCGCGGCGGCGGAGTTTGACCCGGCGACGGGTGAGGTGCTGCGCGAGTGGGAGGGCAGGATCGACCTGCTCGACTCGATCCGCTTGGGCCTGACGGTGGATGCGGAGACGGCGGCGTTCCACCTGCGCAATGGATACTCTGGCAGCCTGCGCGGCAGCTCGAACCACCGCGTGTTGAGTGGCCTGGATGAGTTCCTGCATGCGCGATCCGAGGATGTCTCGGTGTGGGCGTGGGGTAAAGATTTTGAGGCCAAACATTTCGAGTGTGTGCTTGGGCGGCTGGGATTCGCGCCGATGTGGGATTTCCGAAAACTGCATTGCGCTCGTGACCAGTGGATTTTTGCATTTGGCCAGGACAAGCCGCGCCCGCGCCGGCACACGGCATTGCAGGACGTGCGCGACCAAATCGCCGATCTGCACGCGGCCCTAACCTCTCACCGGGATTGCGCTGCCTCATGACTCAGCAGGTGCTCATCCCTGTCTCAGGTGCGTCCGCCGGTGCGGCGAGCGTGGCTTACCGGCGGATCGGCCGGAAAATGCTTGGGAGAGGGCGCATCATTGGCGTGTATCCTAATGGCTCGGTCCGGATCCAACCGGACCGGCGGGGATGGCGTCAGATTGTGGTGGCGCCGGCGGAGTTAAATTCTGGAAAAGGCGTGACGATCAGCCCGCCGGACGATGCCGCCCAGGAACCTGCGCCGCTCGCCATGCCAATCGAGGAGAGCGTGGCAGGCCTGACCATGGCGGACCTGTTGCCAATCATGGGCAACCCCGGACGCGACCGACTCACGGCCGCGAAAACGGAAACGATCGTCCGCCGCGAGGGCTATGAGATTTCTGGGTTCATTCTGATTTTACCGACAACCGGCCATCGCTGCCTGGTGGAACTCTCTGCCGTCCGCTGGCTGCCCAATGAGGCCATGCTGGCGCTGATGGGCGATTCTCCCACGTAATCTATCAATCCATGTCAAATTTATCACTCACTTGTGTGCTCCGCTGGATACCCGTCGCGGACGAGCTGCCGGACGACGATCAAACTGTCCTCATCGCCGACTCTGAATCCGAGGTGGAAATCGGTTTCTTGGATGGTCCGAACGGCTGGCGATTGGCCAACGGTGCCCGCGTGACCGCGCCGGTGACACACTGGGCGGAATTGCCCGAGCCGCCGCACCTCGCGGCCTCTGAAATTTCAACCCCTCCCACCGATGCCAGCCTGTCCTAACTGCAACGCGCCGCTGTCCGAAAATTGGACACGCTGCGGGATGTGC